TGCTTTTTCTTTTGGCTTCATGTTTCCGTAATTGTGATTTTGTGTTGGTGCTCGATTAGTTTCTTCTTCAATTTGTACAACGGAGTGCGCATTCCCTTCACGTCTTCGATTATCGTCTTATTTGTGATCGTATCAAAGTAAACGAAGTCGGCTTTGTAGGTGAACATTTTTTTGCCGTCTAAAGCGAAGATAAAAGGCGTCTGAAGGTGTAAGTCCAGTATCTCTCCGATCTTCGCTCTAAGCGTCAAAGAAACGTATCTATCGGCTTCCTTCTTGCTATCGAAGGTGATGCCGTCCACCTTAGTTTTTTTATTGTTGTATTTTGAGCGTTTAATCATGCTTTTGTTTTGTAGTCAGGACAGGACTCGAACCTGTAATACTCAGTATTGAAACTGCTGCATTGTATAATAGAGATAGTAAGTATTTCACGCAGTAACCTAACTCTATGCGTCTACCATTCCGCCACCTGACTATTTATTTTAAATGATTCCCCTTGCTTTGTCGAAGTCTACGTTTTGAGCAAACCATTCATCCACGTATGTAAACTTTTCGCGCTCACCAAACCAATCGTTGTACTCACAATGGCTAAAGATTTGTTTGTGGATGCGGTAAAGTTCGCGATCGCTCTTTTCGATTACGTTATCTTCGTAATCTGTAATCTTGGTGATCTTGATTTGCTTATTCCAAGGGTTCTCGAAGTAAACAATGAAGTCGTCGAATTCTAAATCGTGTGTCATAGCTCAGGCAGTGATGTGGATTAAACCGTAAACGTTTTTGCAAATTTGTGTTTTTGCTTTTTTGCTTCGATCGGTTGTTTGTGCGATCATTTCCTCACAAAGTTGGGTGTCCTGCGTTAAGGCTTGCTTAACTGCTTCGATTGGGTCAACGCCTGCGATAATTAGGTTAATCGCTCTTTCTTCTACTGATTTTGAAAACATTGTTGTCATAGCTTGTTTGTTTTTGGTATTACAAAGGTAAGGGTAAAATTTAATTGTGCAACTTTTTTTTTAAGAAATTCCAAAATTATTTTCGTTTTTCTTTCTCATGTACGCTACCAATGACGGGGTCTTTTCGTAACTGGCTACATAGTGATCCTTTGAAACGTTATCAAAATACCCTAACTGAGTTCTCAAATCGGTTTCCGTTGGGAACTGATCGAAGAACAATTTGCAGGCATAAGCGCAGGCGGTTGCGTTGTTTCTAAATTCGTCGCTTTCGTCACGGGTTAAAAACGCATTGAACATTTGCGAAAGTGATAAACGTTTGCTCATTTCAAAACACCATTCCCGTTGTTCATGGGTTAGGTTGTACCCGCAGTAAGTATAGATTGCCTCGTACGTAGGCGCACCGAAATCGTAAAACTTGGTCATGTCCTTGTTTTCTTCATGGTATTGACGGTAGCTTGAAATGATCCAAGCTTTGCGTTGTTCAATCGGGTATTTACGTGTTAGCGTTGTTCCTGAGTGCGTAATCTTTTGCTCGGACTTATTGAATCGCACAATGTAATTTGATACCCATTGCACGATTAATCGAATGGAAGGCTTGAATGCTTCGGTGCTTTCCTTACGTCCGTTTCTTAGTGCCTGCTCGAATTGGTCGGTTGTTAGGTTGGTGTATGTTTCAAGGTCTTCCTCTAAGGCTTCCACCTGGCGCATGATACCTTCACCAATTCCAACATTGTTACCGAAGTAATCGTAAAGTTTGAGCAGTTGTTTTGTTAGGTATTCCGCTCGGGTTGCTGGTTGCATTTCTTTAATTTTCATATCGTTTTTTTTTATGGTTGTTTTCCGAATTTTCTCTCGACTACCCACTGAGCAATTTCGTCTGCGGTCATGTTTCGTGAATCTAGCTTTTGTTCTTTTGGTTTGTTGATCTTGTTAAGGTCAATGCGTTTTATCCAGTGCGCAAAGTGTTTGAATGAATCGGCTTTAAAGTGGTACATTTTTGCTTCAAGTTCTTGGTAGTTCACAAAGGTATCGACTGCGGTTTGTATTTGTTCAACTGTGTAATTGGTTGCCTGTTTGATATTGTGAATGTGGAGTTCTAATTGTTCGTTGATGTACTCTTTGCAGTCACTTGGTTTTAAATTTTGAAATGCCTCTTTAATACTACTACTACTATTAGTAGATTCTTTATTTTTGATTCTTTCTTCTTTCTTATTTATGTTAACGGATTCGCTAAAATTTTTTAATAGCATTTGTTCATTTTCTTTTATCGCATTCGTTTCGAATTGTGAAATGCTAAACGGATTCGCTAAAATTTTTTTATCGAATGTGATTCGAATAATTGGGGCTTGGTTCTTCTTTCCTTGCTCTAAAATTGCTATCAATCCCTTTGATTGCAGGCCTTCCAGTGTACGGTAATAGGTTGGATGGGATAGGTTCAAATGTGCCGAGGTTGTTCGAGTTGGTAAACCGAATAACTCCGATCTAAGCGTGTTTTGTAGGTTGATAATAACGAACATCAAAGCGATTTCGTTTGTCGTTAATATGCCTTCCTTAATGATCGAATTAAGGCGAAAATTGTAATCGATTAGGTTCATAAATAATAAACCCCACCAAGAACGGTATAGCGGTACACGTCCAAGGCAGGGTCATTAGGTTTTATAAAAGGCAAATCCGCTAATTTGCTTTTGTTTCTGCTTCAAAGATAGCATGAATTGTCAGGTTTAACCTGATATTTTTACTAAAAAACGTTAACTTCCACAACCGAAACAGTCAAAGTTGGAGTCGTTAGGGCGTTCAGGGTATTCAAACGAGCGAAGAAGTTGTTTAATTTCGCTAATTTCCTGACGTAATACCATTTCTTCATCGCATAGTTGCCCCGTTAATTGGTTCTCTAAGTAACTCATTTTCCATTTTAAGGCTTCAATTTCCTCCTTCGAACGTGGTTTCTGATATTTCATTTTGTGTTTGATTAAATTGTTCTTCGATTTGATTTAGCACGTCTTCCAGTACCGCCATTTGTGCAGGATGCCAGGTTGCGAGCGCACCCGTAACAGCATCAATACCTCGGCTTATTTGCATCATTAACTCTTCATCCTCACCCCAAAACGCTACCGAAAGCGTGTTGAGGTAAACTGATAGGTCTTGCTCTAATAAGTTCAATCGGTTCTTCAACGATTGACGGTAGGCCTTGGTGCGTTTAAGGTCATCCAAGGTTTCTGCAAGGGCTTGCATCAACACCACGGCACGGGTAATCGCTAACTGTTCTTTGGTTGGGTCGGGGTAATTCATATTGCGGTATAGTTGTAAGTTTTGGAAAGTTCAAATCCAACACGGTTGATCAGGTTCATGGCTTGGAGTGCCTTAAAAAAGTCCTTATGCTCGATGCACTGGGAACGCAAACGATACAAACGTTGCATACGATGGTTTAAAATATCGAAACGGCTAACCTTTGAAAGGTCAATTTTCTTTGCGGTGTATTCAGCATTTACGTGTACTTCCATGGCTTTAAGTTTAATACCTTGAATAAAGTCTATTAGTTGTTGTGGGCTTGTTCTCATTTCATTGTTACTTTTAAGGTTGTTGTACTTCTTTTGATTGGTGGTGTAATGGTAATTATTTCCCCATTCCCATCCACAATGTTTTCGGGCTTGGTTAATGATCGTAACCACTTTTCACGGGCTTTCAGCATTTCGGTTGTACGTTCTACGTTCTCTTTCAAAATAACCCATTCGATGTCATTGCAACTTTCGTAGTCGTACTTAACACCCATTTCAGCAGTCGTGGCCACCGCCCCAAACATTTCAGCCGTTTTCCCGTGCTTTTCCTGTTCATTGATTGCAAGGTACTGCGTATCGGTTAAAGTCTGCTCTAAAGCCTTAATGATCATGCGTGCTTTGATTGCAAACTCCAACGGGTTGATATTACCCTCTTCTATTTGAATGCGAAATTCTTGGTGCATCAATTCCACCTGCTCCCGTCCAGTTACGGAAGAAAGCAGGTTGCTGGATTGTGTTATGATATTATCCATTGGCTTGCGTTTTAATTAGAAGTTTGTAGAATGGGTGGAAGCGTCCGTGGGTTTCAAATTGCTGTTTTCTGAATTCCTTTACTCGATCCCAATAGGGCAATTCTTTTTCTCTTAAAATATTAAATTGTTCATTTTGCAATCTTTTTACTTCCCTCATTTTAGCAACGCTACGTCTCATTTGATCTTCTAAAAACTCGCCTTCTTTTTTCAAGTTGTATTTTCGAGCATAGTAAAGAATTAATGCGGGAGTCATGTCGAGCATTTTCGCAAGGTCGCAGTTTTTAATCTTTGAGTAAAGTTCCCTGATCACTTTGATTTTATCTTCCTTTGTCATTTCCAATCCTTTCCTGTATCTTTTTTGAATTGTGCTTTGATTTCAGAAGTGATTCGGTAATGTGCTTCCAACTTCTTGCATAACTCAGGGTCGGTTTCATGAAGTTCTAAAAGCTTTGCGTACTTTTCAGCGGTAAATGGTTGCAGTTCGTCAGCCTTTGCGAACTTTGGCGCTGACTCTTTTTTGCTCTGAACCTTGTTGATGTCCCCCGTTGTACGTAGGTTGGTAGCCCCATTTGCATCGTCGTCTTCTTGAATCACACCGAAGCAAGCTGAAAGCGAGTATCGACGTGCATAAGTCAACGCACTACCGTACCCGTGTGGATCGTTTTTAGGAGCTGGAACGAACGCAATTCCGTTTGACATAGTTTCACCCGATTCGTGAATGATCAACGTTTCTACACCCACGCCACCATCTAAGCGGTGAATGATTTGTGAGTAGGTAAGGCCGTTATCGTTTAACGGTTTCTTGATTGCCTCCGTAACGCTCGCAAGATCGGCGTATTTGTTTCGGAAATGTGGGTTGGTGGAGTCTTTAGTTGCTCCTTCGATTTGGGCGGTTGCTTTAACCAAAGCTTTCGCCAAGTTTTTAATGTTATCCATAATTTTGTTTTGGTTCACAAATATAAAAAGGAAAGTTAATTGTGCAAACTATTTTTTTTTAATCTTTACGGTATGGCACGTAGGCGGTGCGGTTTCCGATCTTTGTTGCACGTAAAATTTGTTTGCGGTTGTTGGTTTTTGAGTAACTGATATGCACCCAATCAGGCTCCTGTTTGTTGCCAAACTCCCATATGATTTGATCGAACTCAGGTAGCTTGCAGGCTTCTTGAAATAATTTAGCGTTGGTAACGGTTACGGCTTGCATATCGATTGCTTCACCTTTACAATGTTGGCTTGACTTACTCCCACCAATGGCACGGTTAAGATCGGGTGAACGGTAGAATGAACTAACTTTAATTGCACCAAGGATTTCCCGTAATGGTTCGAAAACCTTTTCAGCAGTTAGCTTCATGGTTTCAATGGTTGCTTCGTTTGGTGTGTTGTTGATTCCTAAACGTGTGGCCGTGTTGCTCTTTGTAGCTTCGATTAGTGTTATGTGTTTGCTAATCATAAGAAAAATTTAGTTAGTTTTACCAATGTTTGTTGATCGCAGTACCCCGTGTTAATTACCTTTCGGTAAGTCGGTGGGCTAACTGGTAATCGATGTACGGATATTTTCCGTTCGTTCCTGATTTGCTCCCATCGTTGCGCTAAGGACGTGGAAACCAAGGGGCGAGCAGGTTTTCGCCCCCGTTTGATTTGTTTAATTTCTCGCATTATTTAAAATAACTAAATATGACTGAATAGTTTTCTACCGTGTTGAAATTCATTTTGAAACTTATTGCTACACCGATTCCGATTTGCTCGCTGAAACTTGCATCGGTAACACAAAGCTCGGAGTTTTTTAAATCCCATTGAATTACCTCGTTAAGCAGTTCCCCAACATGGCGGTCTTCGTGATCAATGTAGCCTCGTAGATGTTTGAAGATTGTAATTACATCGTTGAAAATGTAATGGCTTACGGGGTCGCACATATTCTCAGAATGTGCGTGGCCAATAAAGATGTCCCAACCGCAGGAAGTCATGTCAGGGGCTAACTTCCAAAAGCGCAATGCGTCAACTGGAAACATTTTGTCGTTCATTGTTTTCATATTATTTTGATTTTTTGGTTTGAATTCTTTTTGAAATGTAAGCCCCGATAAACACCATGTAAATAAGTGTAAATGGGTTTTTGGTTAGAAGGAAAACGTAAAGCGTTACGATTCCCCAAAGTGTTGTTTGCGTTTTGTTCATTGTTTTTCTCTTTGGTATTTCAAAGGTAAGCATAAAAATTAATTGTGCAAACTTTTTAGGAAAAAAAATTAAACTTTTTTTTTGAAAGCATAAAAAAACCCCCGATTTCTCGAGGGTTCAACCAAAAATTAAACTACGAAAACAACGCAAAAACGTGGCTTACTCTACAAAGATACGACTTTATTTTCCTTCGTCAACAGTTATTTGTGAAACAGTCGTAATAATTGTACCTGCCGTGATCAAATAACCGCTTAAAGCTACAATCGACGCTGGTAATGCAATAGGCGCAGTAGCCAAAGCCCCACCGACCACACCAACCACAATTCCAATAGTCCGCAATTTCTTAAAAAATGGAGGAGTTTTGGCTGTCGCTCTTTCATATACCGACATTTCATTTGCCTTTTTAGGCATTAGGTTTTTTAGATTTTTCATTATTGATAAATTTGGTGGCAAATATTTCGGTTCCTTTCAATCCAAGGTAGCCCATGATAAAGGCAATACCGTATTCAGCTGATCCTTGCTCCATCCCCAAACCTTCAACTACGATCGGGGTAAGATAGTTAGCAGAAAATACACCAGAAGGAATACTCACCAAAGCTTTCTTCCACGAAAATTCTTTCTTTCCGATCATAACGAGCGAACCTGCAAAGCCTGCGAATGATAATCCAAGGTTAATACCTAAGTCATGTAATAACTGCTTCATGGTAAAAATAGTTTAATGTATGAATTGTCTTCAACTTCCAACCATAATTCAGCATCTTCGAACTTCATGGATTGAACAGCATCCTCAAATACCTCAAAGAATTCACATGAATTGTTTTGTGTTACCATGTATGTTTTCATCGTGTTAAAATTGCTTTAAAGAATCGATATGCAAAAACCTCCCCAACTACCGATCCGAAACCTGATAGCTGAAATACTATATTACCACCACCCGTTACGGTAGCCGTTACAGATGCAACGTTACCCGATGCAAAAGAACCCTGAAAAGGAGTGCCAACTGGCCCTCCCATTAATCGAACCGTTGTTGCACTCTCTCGGTATAGAGTGAATTGGTATTGATAATTAGTTCCCGAAGGCGTGGTATAATATCTTTTTACTCCGTTTACATCGTAGCTTAAACCTGCAACACCAACCGTTCCCGTAGTACGTTCTACCATTCCATTGATTTGAATAGTTGCTCCAACTGGCATTGAAGTTTCAACGATTGTAAACGAATGCCCTGAAATGGTTACAAGGTTAGAAGAACCAATGCCCGCAATAGTTATGGCCGAAGAACCTACCGAAGCAATAGAAACAGATCTATTATCTAAGGCCGTTTGTGTGGCCGTTGAAATCGGTTTATTTAAGTCGGAGGTATTATCGACATTACCAAGTCCTACGGCTGTTTTATCGAGCGTTTGAAAGGTCTTATCGCCTCGGTAGTATTGTGAGGTTGTCCCTGCGGTTATCGTATTCTCTTTAGCGTTTAAAGCCGTTTGAGTGGCAGTTGATACGGGCTTGTTTAAATCGGTAGTATTATCGACATTACCCAAACCAACCATTGATTTAGTAATACCTCCAACCGTGCCTGTAAACGTAGGTGATGCAATGGGTGCTTTTGCATCTAAAGCAGTTTGAGTAGCGGTGCTTATGGGCTTTCCTAAATCGGTTGTATTGTCCACGCTTCCAAGTCCTACCATGCTTTTTGTAACGCCTCCAACCGTTCCCGTAAATGTAGGGTTGTTAATCGGTGCTTTTAAATCTAAGGCCGTTTGAGTGGCAGTTGATACTGGCTTTCCTATATCGCTTGTGTTATCCACGTTTCCAAGTCCGACCGCACTTTTTGTTATGTCACTTGTTAGAGCAATAGTCCCGCTCGCATTGGGTAAATAATGATCACGTGTTTGTGTTAAATTAGAAGTAAATAAATTTGATTGAATGGTATCAGTTAAATGCAACTGAATAAAACCGTCTTCAATTACGAAAAGTTTGTGCCCATCTGCATCCTCAATGTGAAAATCCCCATCCGTGTAATGAATGCTACCATGATTCCCGTTTGGTTCATCTAATAAATAAACTTTATTAGTGTACAAATCGTGAGTGCCTAAATCAACATCCTCCGTAGCTCCAGTGTAAGGAACTAATCCCGTAATGGAAGGAATGGTTGGTTTGTTCAGAATTTCAGCAACACCACTGGTAGCGTTCCAATCTGAATTAACTTGACCACCTGTACCCGTTGACTTTGCTTCAAGGTCAGCATCGGTTACACCGTCTTTAAACCAATACTCAGTCGCACCGCTTCCGCTATCTATAATAACGGTTAAACCTATGTAACGTCGATTTTCATTTGTGTAAGCAAGTGCTTCGGCTGTTGATTCAAAAACACCCAATCGATCGTCGACGGGAGCAGGTTTGTTGATTTCTAAATTATCGGTTAATTGTATCATTGAATTACCATGTTAATTGTTGCTATTGTTTGCCATTTAGAAGCATAAAAGTCGTACCCATCGTTATTATAAATCAATTCAAAAAGTGAATCAAAACTGC